AAGAGTCTGCTGTTTATGCCGCATCTTTAAACAAAAGATCAAAACTGCAAACATGGTCAAATATTTTTAAAGAGGAAACAGTTGAATGAGCAAAATTAAAGTATCAGAATTGTTTTACAGCATCCAAGGCGAAGGACGCTTTATGGGTGTGCCTAGTGTGTTCTTAAGAACATACGGTTGTAACTTTACTTGCCAAGGCTTTGGTATGCCCAAAGGCGAACTAAGCACAGAAGCAGACAAAGTTGCAGAACGTGCTGTTGAATTTGCAGAATACAAATTGTTACCGCTTGTTAGCACAGGCTGCGACAGTTATGCAAGTTGGCATCCTGCATTTAAAGATCTAAGCCCAATGATCGAGGTTGACGGTTTAGCTAAAGACATTGTTGCTACATTACCATTTGGTGCATGGCGTGACGAGCATTTAGTTATTACAGGCGGTGAACCGTTGTTAGGTTGGCAACGTGCATTTCCAGATTTGCTAGAGCAACCAGACATGCGTGGCTGTAAAGACATTACCTTTGAAACAAATGGTACCATGCGTCTTACAGAAAAATTCAAAGAGTATTTGTCTGTGCGTAGTGGTCACACAGAGTTTACATTCTCTGTCAGTGCTAAACTTCCAGCTAGTGGAGAGCCATGGAAAGATGCTATTAAGCCTAAGGTAGTTGTTGACTATGAAAACTATGGTTATGTATATTTGAAGTTTGTAGTAGCCACAGAAGAAGATGTTGCAGACGCATTAAAAGCCACAGAAGAATATAGAGCCGCTGGATTCCAAGGTCCTGTGTATTTGATGCCTGTAGGCGGAGTAGAAAGTGTTTATAGTCTAAACAACAAAGCAGTAGCATTGGCTGCAATGAAACATGGATTACGGTATAGCGATAGGTTGCAGGTACCGTTGTTTAAAAACGAATGGGGTACTTAATATGAAACAGCTTATTAAAAAGTTATTTGGCATTAAAGAGCCATATGTAAGAACTGCCGAGGAAGAGGAACGCATTAAAGCAATTGCCGAAGCAGCCGCAGAAGAATCTAAACGTATTGCTGAAGAAAAAAGAATTGCGGGCCTTACACCAAAAGAACTAGCAACTGAAAAAAGAGAACCCTGGGTAGCAGTTTTGGATACTCATGTTAATAAAGATAATATACGCAATGGGTTTTTTGAACTTGACTGGAACGAATATTTTGTATTACAATTAAGAGCAGAAGGATATACCGGCGACACTGATGAAGCAATTGTCGACCAATGGTTTATGGAACTTTGCCGAAATGTCGGTGGAGAAGAAGGTGTTGATATGTCCAGAAGAGGTGCCGGTTATGTTAATCGTGCATTACGTGATGATGGTAAAACTGAGATTTTTTAATGTCTAAAACATTTATTTTAGTAGATACTGCTAATACATTCTTTAGAGCAAGACACGTAGTACGAGGAAGCCTTGAAGATAAAGTTGGTATGAGTATTCATACTGTTCTTGGCAGTGTTCGTAAGGCGTGGAAGGACTTTAAAGGCGACCATATTATCTTCTGTTTAGAAGGTAGAAGCTGGCGAAAGGACCATTATGCTCCTTATAAGCGACAGCGCACAGAGGCTCGCGCCGCACAGAGCCCACGCGAAGCAGAAGAAGATCGAGTATTTTGGGAAACATTTGATCAGTTTAAAGATTTTATTATTAATAAAACTAACTGTACAGTTTTGCAACACCCGCAACTTGAAGCAGATGATCTAATTGCAGGATGGATTCAAAGTCATCCAGAAGATCAACATATTGTTATTAGCACAGACGGAGACTTTGCACAGCTCATTGCACCTAATGTTAAACAATATAACGGTGTAATGGAAATTACAACTACGCACGAAGGGTACTTTGATGCCAAAGGTAAACCTGTTAAAGATAAGAAAACTGGTGAAGCAAAAGGCGCACCGGACCCTACATGGCTACTCTTTGAGAAGTGTATGCGTGGTGACACCTCCGACAACATCTTTAGTGCTTATCCGGGAGTACGTGAGAAAGGGACAAAGAATAAGGTTGGTCTCCGTGAGGCATTTGCCGACAGAGAATCCAAGGGCTATTCTTGGAACAACATGATGCTTCAACGTTGGACCGACCACGAAGGAGTAGAGCATCGTGTACTAGACGATTATAATCGAAATGTTATTTTATGCGATCTCGCTGCACAACCAGACAGTATTAAATTGTTAATTAAAGAAACTATCACTGCTGCCGTTACAGCAGAAAAAAACATACCGCAAGTTGGTATTAGATTACTAAAATTTTGTGCAGAGTATGATTTGCAAAAAGTAAGCGAACAAGTGCAAAGTTATGCAGAACCATTAAATGCGAGGTATATACTATGAATTCCACAGCCAAGGTATTGGTGCCCGATAAAGAATGGTTAGTAACTGATAATAATCAAAAGATCGGTGCTATCTCAAAGAACAAGAAAGGGTATGTGTTTTATAAAAATGGCAAATCTTTAGGTTTTAAAAATCTTACTGATATTAAAGCACAACTCGGAATAGAACTTTTTGAAGAGGGCGTTAAAAAAGTTAAAAAAGATATAGATAATAAAAATTATTATATCTATGACTATCCATGTAGAACAAAACCCTACGAGCCTGTTTACAGCGTTAAAAGTAAGCTACCTTTATTTGCTAAAAGTCCAAAGAGTAAAAGTAGATATTGTGCTGGATACTATGTTATCCTCAGAGGAAAAGGGTGGGCAACTAGTTTTTGTCCCAAACTAATTACTGTACAACGATATCCATATCACGGTCCGTTTAAAACAGAACAAGAAATGAAAACGATGTTAAATAATCTTAACAAAGTATGAAAAATTTAAACACATTACCCATTGAAGATTTTTTAGATAAGGCAAGACTAGCTGTTAAAACCAACCAAAAAAATCTTACATTAACTATCAAAGAAGTAACGGACCTTCAAAATAGCCTTAGTGTTGTACTAGCAAGACTTGCAGGAGAAAGCTCTCCATCCGGATTGCAGGAAGACATTGTTGTCAAATTAAACGGCGGAACATTTTAATTGGTTTTTTCATAAATATATACGCACTTTTCGGAGAATCGTATATATGAGCAGGCCTAAACCAAATGTCTTATTAGAAGTAACTAATAAAAAAACCTATAAAACAGAGCAAGTTTTAGAGGCAGATGCTATTTGGGCAGTATTTTATAAAGACAAACCAATTAATCTAAAAACTACTAGTATTGTAGCCCAGCAGTTGGGACCAAAATATAAAAAGGTTAGTTTTTCAAATTCTGGACATGCTATTAATCTTGCCGAAAAATTAAACAAAACATTCAATACCAGCGACTTTACTGTTTTTAAGTTAACCACAGGCGAACAGTTAACTAATGTACAAGAAGAATGAAATAACCAAATATATAGCCGAACAATCGGGGCTTCCTTTAGACGAAAAAAGCCTTCGAAAACTTACTGCCAGCTGGTGGCAGAACCCTAGAAAAAAGGACAAGGGTGGATTAAAATTAACAGATGAAGGGTTTGCCAATTTAACAAGATATGTTAAACCCCATTGTGTAAGATTTGACTCCGAAATGGATTATACCAATCAGTTAATTTTAAGATTAGACAATTTTATTACCTGTCCTTGGTATCTTTGTAAAAAAGAAATTTACGTATTTGACGATAAAATGGCTGTACAACTTGTGTTGTTTTCTGGCAACATTCAAAAATTTACCACAGCAAAAGCAAAATCGCTTGACGTACCTGCAAAATAAGCGTATAATTAATACATATTGAAGCGCACCGCATCAATATTTTTAAACTCAAATTTTTGAAAGCGCAAAATGGCCGAGCAAATTTCTTCAAATCGTACTGTTACTCCTAACGAAGCCAAACGTAGTATTCGTAAGTGTATCAAAATTCAGCGTCCTGTTTTTATGTGGGGTCCTCCAGGTATCGGCAAATCCGATATTGTCAAACAAATTGGAGACGAACAAAATCGCGATGTAATTGACGTTCGTTTGAGTTTGTGGGAACCCACTGACATTAAGGGTATTCCTTATTACAACAGTACAGAAAATTCTATGACCTGGGCTCCTCCAGCAGAATTGCCCACTGATCCTGAGTCTACTGCTATTCTGTTCTTGGATGAGTTGAACTCTGCCGCTCCTGCTACACAGGCAGCTGCCTATCAGCTGATCTTGAATCGTCGTGTTGGTACATATATCCTTCCAAAGGGTGTTTCAATTGTTGCTGCCGGTAACCGTGAAACCGACAAAGGTGTTACTTATCGTATGCCTGCTCCGTTGGCAAACCGTTTTGTTCACATTGAACTAAAATCTGATTACGAAGATTGGCTCCAGTGGGCTACTACCAATCGTATTCACGAACAGGTTGTCGGTTATGTTGGCTTTGCCAAACAAGACTTGTACGACTTTGATCCAAAATCTTCAAGTCGTGCATTTGCCACTCCTCGTTCTTGGAGTTTTGTCAGTGAACTTCTGCAAGACGATGACTTGCCAGAAAACACACTAACCGATTTGGTTGCAGGTGCTATCGGTGAAGGTCTCGCTGTTAAGTTTATGGCTCACCGCAAAGTAGCCAAACAGATGCCCAAGCCTGAAGATATTTTGGCAGGTAAGGTTAAGAAGTGCGATATCAAAGAAATTTCTGCGATGTATTCATTGACTGTTTCTATGTGCTACGAACTTCAGACTGCACACGAGAAGAAAGTCAAAGATTGGGATGCTATGGCAGATAACTTCTTTGGCTTTATGATGGATAATTTTCCAACCGAATTGGTTGTTATGGGTGCAAAGGTAGCGTTGACAAATTATCAACTACCGTTTGATGCATCTAAATTGCAGAACTTTGATCGTTTCCACGACAAATACGGTAAGTTTATTATTACTGCAATGGAAGGTTAATTAAAGGCCCTTTGGGGCCTTTAATACTTGCACTTTTTTCAATTTGAGTGTATAATTAAATACATACACTAAAGGAAGTTATTATGTCATCAAAGAGCACCACTGCTACAAAAGGCAATAAAATCCAAAAACGAGATTTTACACAAGCCGAAAAGAACAAAATTGTAGAAAAACTTGTTACGGCTCGTATTGGTCTTTTGCTCCGTCATCCTTTCTTTGGCAATTTGGCTACTCGTCTTAAGCTAGTAGATGCTACAGAATGGTGCGGTACTTTGGCCACAGACGGCCGGCATTTCTATTACAATAACGATTTTGTAAATAAACTCACTCCTAAGCAGGCTGAGTTTGGATTTGCACACGAAGTCCTACATAATGTATTTGATCACATGGGTCGTCGAGAAAACCGAGATCCTCAGTTGTCTAACATTGCCGCTGACTATGCCGCTAATCAAATTCTTAAAGATGAGCGCATTGGTGAAGTGCCAGATTGGATTAAAATTTTCCAAGACAACAAGTATCGTGGTAAGAGCTACGAAGAAATCTACGAAGAACTTGAATCTAAGGCAGTTAAAATTAACATTAACGATCTTGGAGAATTGCTCGATGAGCACCTAGACGGCGAGGAAGGCGAAGGCGACGGTGATGATCAAGACGGTGACGGAGAAGGCAAGGGTAAGCGTCCTAAACTGACTGCTGAAGAAAAGAAACAGATCCGTGACGAGATTAAAGAGGCTATGGTTGCCGCGGCACAGGCTGCAGGTGCTGGCAGGATTCCTGCCGGAGTAGCACGTATGATCCAATCATTCACTGAACCTAAAATGGATTGGCGCCAGATGTTGCGTATGAATATCCAGAGCATTCTTAAGAGCAACTTTAGTTTCAGTAGACCTAACCGCAAATCTCAACATTGTGGTGCTATACTCCCTGGCATGATGAATGAAGAAACAATTGATGTTTCTGTTTGTATTGACATGTCTGGTAGTATTTCAGATACCATGGCCAAAGATTTCCTAAGCGAAGTTAAAGGTATTATGGAAGAATACAAAGACTTTAAATTAGATCTGTGGTGCTTTGATACTGAAATTTATAACTATCAAAAATTTACCGGAGATACTGCCGAGGACATCAATGATTATAAATGCATGGGCGGCGGCGGCACAGATTTTGAAGCCAACTGGCAATTTATGAAAGACAACGATATCAACCCTAAAAAGTTTATCATGTTTACTGATGGATATCCTTGTGGTAGTTGGGGTGATGAAGAGTATTGTGACACTTTGTTTATTGTTCACGGCAACGATAGTATCATTGCTCCGTTTGGTCAGACTGCACATTATAAGTAAATCATGGCTCTAAGTAGAGGCGAAGTTAATCCGTTGGGAGTGTTGAAGTTAAGGAAACTTGACTTCATTCCTGAACATTTTGGTAAAATTACTATTAGTTTAGTTGATATCAAAATGTTAGACCACTGGATTAACTATAACTTAAATAGTAGGTATGCAATCAAAAAAACTCTATCAATTGACTCGAGTAAAAAAATGATAGAGGTTGTTGAAGTTGGTTTAGAAGATCCTAGAGAAATTACTATGCTAACACTTGGTTGCCCTCATATACACAAAAAATAAAAGGACTTTTAAAATGGAAAATATGGAACAAGCACAAGTAGCAGGACAAGATATCAATGGTGCGCCTGCCCAGCCCGAATTAAATATCAACGATTTGCAAAATATTCGTGCTATTATTGACACAGCATCTCGTCGCGGTGCGTTTGGTGGTGCAGAATTAACCGCAGTAGGCAGTGTTTTTGATCGTTTAAATAATTTTTTAAATGCTGTGGCACCTGCACAACCACAGGATGCTGATCAACAAGCATCAGAATAAAAAGGAAAATTTATGAAACACGTAGGAAAAATGAAAAACAATGGTGCAAAAATTGCCGTTGTTTATAGAACACTACCTGGTGATTCAGGTAGTGCATTAGTAGTTGGCGCAGGCAGTTTGCCCGAGTCTTGGCATGATTCGATGATGAATCTTATTCAAGATACCAGCGGACAGTCTGCTAACGAGCTTGCAGATATTCTTGCGGTTCGTAAATTCCCAGATGGCCATACCATGCTCGATGCCTTGCATAATAACGGATTACTCAAGAAGGTACCAACTTCGGGTGTTATTATGACTCCTGCTCCTAACGCAAGTGTATTACTCAGCGAGTTAAATCAAATAATTGCAGAACAAAGAGGCGTAACAATTGACCAACTTGCTATTAGCGAAGGTGTTAAACCTAATCCTAAAACAAGTAAAAAAACTGAAGAAATTATTTCTTCACCAGCCGAAGATCTCGGCGAAATTGAAAATCTCTCGCCAACACAACTTCGTTCAAAGGCAGATAAACTTTTTAAAGAAGCACAAGCATTGCGTAAGCAGGCAGATGCACTAGATCCTCCAAAGAGTAAGAAAAAAGAAGTTATCTCTGAAGAAGTTGAATAATGCATCCAGATAAAGTTTACCTCAGTTCTCTAAAAAATATTTTAGAGAATGGTGACGATAGACCAGATCGTACTGGTGTTGGTACACGTAGTATTTTTGGTCTACAAATGCGGTTTAATTTAGAGGACGGATTTCCTGCTATCACAACTAAAAAGTTAGCATGGAGAGCCGTTGTCAGTGAACTACTTTGGTTTATTGAAGGTAGCGGTGACGAACTTCGACTTCGAGAAATTTTGCACGGAAGTCGTTTCAGCGAAAAGAAAACCATCTGGACTGATAATGCTCAGGCACCATATTGGGTTAAGAAACGACTACAACGTCATCCTGGGGACCTGGGTCGTGTCTATGGTGTGCAATGGCGCAGATGGCGCAAACCTTTGATCCGTATTAACAAAGTTGTACTCCAAAATCACGATCAGTTACTAGAATTGATTTCAGGTTTAAAAGAAGATCCATACAGTCGTCGGCATATTATTAGTGCATGGAATCCTGGAGAACTTGACTTTATGGCATTGCCTCCTTGCCATATGATGGCACAGTTCTATGTTAACAACGGCAAGCTAAGTTGTCAGATGTATCAGCGTAGTGCAGATATGTTTTTGGGAGTGCCGTTCAACATTGCAAGTTATGCATTGTTTACTCATATGATTGCACAGGTATGTAATTTTGAAGTAGGCGATTTAATTATTACAATTGGTGATGCTCACATATACGCTAATCACTTTGATCAGGTAAAAGAACAACTGGCTAGAGAGCCATTGCCACTACCTACATTAAAATTAAATCCAGAAATTTCTGTTATTACAGACTTTGAAATGGAAGATATTGAGTTAGAAGGTTATCAAAGCCACGATGCTATCAAAGCACCAATGGCTGTTTAGACTTTAACTTCAACGACACCAAAAGGCCCTGCAAAATCTTGTAGGGCCTTTCCTATTACAGCATCGGAACTATCCGAATCTTGTTTCTTTGTAGCATAACCCGGTTTGTATCCGCTGGCAACTAGTAGGTCGCCTTTCTTTACAGGGCCACAAATCTTGCAAGGAACACGGCCTTTTAAGGCAATAAAGGGGTGAGTTTCGTCAGATCCTGCCTCAGAATTCATCATATATGCGGGTTTTGTAGATACAATTCCTGCTACTGCTGTTGTAGCATGTAAAATAGCAATAGTAACCTCGTTTTTGCCACCATGCATTAAAACAGTGCCAGGCTCATAGATTGCATCTGCTTCATAACGTTCGGCAATGTCGGCATACAAAGCACTTGAGGCCGTTGCATTTAAAACATTGGTCGACGGTTCGAAGTAAAATGTAGATGTGGTATATAATTTTTCCGAACCGTTAGTATTTGAAACAATAGTTATATATTGAGTAGTTGTACTTACGGTTTCTGCTATGTCTACTTTCTGAGTTTTTAAAGCGTCAGCTGCTGTTCCCCAAAGTAGAAATCCAGTTGATGTAGAATTTGCAGAACTGCCAGTAACAGGATTGGCATTAGGAAGTGTAATACCAGGCGCCACCTTTGGAAAGCGAGCATTAATAGGAAGTGAAGCTAGAGTATTATACCTATTAGCAGAAAATATTACAGTTAAGGTACTACCTAGGTAGCCGCTGATTGCATCTCTTTCAATAGACAGAGAGTCTTCAATTCTAGCGAAATCCCAGGAACTGCTTGCACCACCAAATGGCTGACTTGCAATCCATATATTATTAACTGAATCGTAGACTTTAATTTGATTATTTAAAGAATCCCACCATAAATCTCCAGTATTAGGATCAGTGGGCGGCGATGAGTTATAAGGAATATTAGAAATATCTTTAAATCGAGCACCGTCGTAACAAATCTTCATCCTACG